ATTATTTTGTTGTTAATTCAATCTTTTCTCTATGTTAGAGTAGATCTCCATACCTTCATCAGTTTTAAACCAAGCGGCTAAAGCTGAATAAGGATGTTCGTCAAATGGAACATTCATTAACTTTCTATCGTTAGAACCCCATGAAAAAGTTCTTTGATCAGAAGATAATTTTAATATCCCCATTTCAGTTGCTCTAATACCAAAGTTTCTAAGCACAACGTTCTCATCACTTACTAACTCTAAGAACAACTCTGGGTTTCTTTTAGCATATAATAATAAATCTCTTTTAAGTTCTTTAGAACTCATCTCTGATACCTTAGAACCTACCTCTACACGCATAACTGCTTCAGCCATATCTATATCTAAACTTTGAGCCGCATTTAACGCTTCAATCTCCATCTCTATATCTTCAACCTCGTAAGCTGCTATAATTTGTGGTTGGTTTTCATAATAAGTTCTATCTTTCATAGGATGATATAAAGATAATAACTTTTGTAATACAACTTTGTTTTTTGGCACTTGTAAAACGCCATTTCTAAAAATAATGTGTGACAGCCTTTGATCACCCTTCATTTCATCTACAAAGCAAGTGGTTTGATTTTCACAATACTTTAGTTCTCTTTCATAACCCTCTTTTTCATCAAACCAATATATACCTGCTGATTTAATAGACTTGCTTAACGGTGTTCCTCTTTTTATAAGATAAGTTCTATCTTTAACTTCCCATTCGGGTTTTTTAGATTCAATTTTTTTAGGTTTTGGTGTTTCAACAACCGGTGTTTCAACAACAGGTACCTCTACCATTTCTTTTGTTTCTTTTTTCTTTGCCATAATATAATATATAATAAAATTAATAAAAATAAAAGGCCGAGGCCGAAGCCCCGGTCTTTTAAAAATTGCTTAGTTTAATAACATGAAGTTATTAGCACCTTGAGTAACCATACATCTTTCAGTTAAGAAGTTTACAGTCATTGCGTCTAAATCAGAAGTAGTAGCTCCAACAGAACCAGTAACCCACGTCTTCATTTTTCTACTTTCTAACTGTGAAGCTCTATAACGAACATGTAAGAAAGGTCTTTTAAGATTCTTTCCTAAAGCTTGATCATAAACAGAAGTTACACCAGCTGGTATAACAACACCTCTAATACCCTCAGCGTTAGCAGTAAGATTAACACCACCTCTAGTAGCTAAATCATTTAAGTACTTCCAGTCAGATTTGTAGAAGTCATAAGAACCTCTTCTGAAACCAGAGAAACCTAAGTTTAATGCCATGTCTTCAGAATTGTCAAATACTCCGTAAGAAGTACCTCCAGCTCCGTAAGAATTCATAGAAGCTAACATGTCGTCAATTGCTAAAGCAGTTGCTCTATTTACAAATAACATGTTTTCTTCAATAGCACCATTTCTATCAAACTCTGCTAAGATAGCGTCAAATTCAGCTAAATCAGTTGCAGCGTTAACACCAGTGATACCAGAAGATTGATGTCCTCTAGCTTCAATAGCTGAAAATAAACCTTCAGTACCCGCAGTACCAGCGCCACCATCAGTAGGTAAAGCGATAGCAGAAGCAGCAGCCACTGTTTCAGCTTCAATTAAAGCCATTTCACAATAATCTGTAAATCTAGCTCTAGTATCACCCTCAGCTTTTAAATACCAGTAGTAACCGTTTTGTCCATCTTCACCAGATACCTCAACCCAACCTACTTGAGCAACATCAGATCCTGAAACCTCGTACATGTCTTTCATTATGATTGGTTTGTTAGTAAACGTAGTGAATTGTGGTTCGTTAGATCTAGCTCCTAAATACGCAGTACCTTTTGCATACTCAGAACCAAATACCATTATTGTACACGCATTATCACCATTAACAAAACCTGCGTTAGTCGTGTGAGCAAAACCGTAAGGTTGTACTGTAATAGTTTGATTTCCAGCCGCAGCAACGCTTACACGAGCCGTGATAGTTTGTCCACCACCAGAAATTAATACCATATCACCAACTCTAATACCGTGCGTAGTTGTTTGAGCAACACCATCAATATCAGTTAAAATGTTAATAGTACTTGCTGTAACATCTAACATGTCACATATATAAGATAAATGTAATCTACCTTGTTCTGACCAAATAACTTGATCAGCCGACATAGCTTCTTCTGCACCAACTTGAGATAAAAAACCTGATATAGTTCTCTTACCGAAAACTTCAGCTTCTTTTTCCATCAAATCAGGAAGATATTGCTGTGCCCATCCATTATTTTGGATGTCTAAATAATTCTCAGAAGTAACCGCTTGTACTGATGCGCCTCTACTCTGAGTTCCTCTTGTAATTGCCATTTTTAATTTGTTTTAAATTATTACTTTTTAAATTTGTTATTTTTAATTTTAAACTTAAAATCATCAGCATTGTCACCTAATACTCTTACTGTCATACCGCTTGTTTCAATTTTTCCATGACTTTGTCTTGGGTTCATATCAACGTTTTTGGCTTTAGCCATACTATTTTTCATAGCATCAGCTTTTCCTTGTTCATAAAAGTGTTTTGCAACAGCATCCGCATTCATTGCTGTGTATAGAGACTTATGATAACCCTTGGCATCTGACATTTCATTTTTTCGTTCAAAACTTTTGACAAAATTGTTAATGTCGCTTTGGGTGTTTTAACCTCATCAGCATTGTTTACAAGTGTTTTGCAACAGCATCCGCATTCATTGCCGTGTATAGAGATTTATGATAACCCTTAGCATCTGACATTTCATTTTTTTCGTTCAAAAACTTTTTGACAAAATTGTTAATGTCGCTTTGGGTGTTTTTAACCTCATCAGCATTGTTTACATTAAACCTGTACTTTTTATCCCCGACGTTATATTCAAAACCTTTGAATTTGTCGTTAAAAACATTTTCAGTTTTATTTAAAAAAGTAGATTTAGTAGTTTCAGCTTGTTTTTTATTTGCTTCTGACTCCTTGTTATATCTATCAAAAAAATTAATCGCCTTCTGCTGCTCACTCGTAAGCTTGCTTCCAGCTTTAATCTCTTCATAGTATGTAGACTTTTGCCCGTCTAAATGGCTTTTAGCGCTGGCAACTTGCTCTTTAAGCGCTAATTTCTTTCTACGTATTTCTCTATCGTCGTCAACATCTTCGTCGAAAGAGAAGTTGTCTTCCATAAGGAAGTTAATTTCTTCGTTATCTAAATGAGGTTTTGTTTGCTTGTAATACTCTCTTAACAAAGCCGTGTCATCTAGTTCGTTATAGTCTTGATTAAGCTTTACATAATCATTTAGATCACCTCCAGTGTCTTCCATAAAGTCCATTAACTTTTGGATATTTTCTGGTAATGGTTTTCCAGTGGCCTCGGCCTTTGCTATAGCTTCTTCAACCTGTTCTTCCGCCTCTTCAATTTTTTCTTCAGTGACCTCTTCCAACACTAAGGTTTCTTGTGTTTCCGGTTGCACCTCTACTTGTTCGGTAACCTCTGTTACCGCCTNAACTTCTTCAGTTTTTTCCTCTNCCACAGCTTCAGTTTCTACTTTTTCTTGTGGTGGAGCACTCAAGTCTACTTTAATAATACTGTCATCACCCGCGGATTCAAACTTACTTTCGTCAACTGTTTCTACAGTTTGATCTTGTGTAGTTTCTTCAACTACTTTTTCATTTTCTTCTTTCATAATATAATATAATAATAATTAATAATAATCCTACTTAGGGTCGAACGCGTTTAAGTTAAAGTCTCCACTTAATATATCATTACCTGAAGACTCAAAGTTTTTAGGTGTTCCACCACTATTTCTTTGATCTATAAGCTCGCTTTGCTGCGTGGCTTGTATTTTAGTTCTTTTATCTTTTCTATCCTCTCTTCTACCTTCTCTGTCAGACACGCCTTGGGACTCCATAGTTTTCAACTGCATGTTATATTCAAACTCAATTTTCATTAATTGTTTCTTAAGTTCAACCTCTTGNTGTTGNTCTTGTAGTTTNAGTTGAGATTTTGTTTGNTCTAGTTGCATTGTTGTCTGGGCTATAGCTTGGTTTTTTTGAACTTCAGCTTGCGCCGCAGAGGCAGAGGCTTGTTGATTAGCCTGCGACTGTTGTTCCATATTTTGTTTCTGAGTCTCTCTATCCAGCTCAAGCTTTTTCTTTCTTCTGATCTTTAATAGTTGGTTTGCTAGTTTTAAATTTTTAACATCTCTAATATCTATAGCATCTTCCAAGTCTATGCTTTGCGTTTGAAGCGCGACTTGTATGTTATTTTCTAACATAGCTTTTTCTTCTTCATCAGGTAAAAGCTCTATAAATATACCAAAGTCATATAGGTGCAACTCTGACATCTCTTCAAGAGTTGCCACATTAGAAGCGCCGATAGCTTGTATAAAAGCGTCTTTCGTTGGAGAGTATTCTATAATATCAGAAATTCTTAAGGATAAACACTCAGCAACCTCAGCTGTTAGATATAGACCAGCTTGTAATATGTGTCTTGTAGCTGTGTTTGAGTTTGCTGCAGCTATTTTTTGAACGCCAACCAAAGCATTTTTATCTGGAGTGCTACCGTCTCTAGCCTCGTTTAACCCGGTCACATCTCTTATCATTTGCAAGTAATAATTATAGTTACCTATAAGGGCTTGCATTTTNTTTCCACCAGAACCTGAGGTAATTTCTTGAATAGGTACTTTACCTGGGTTCATGTCACCTTCGCTTGTAAAACTTCTACCAATAACAGATCCTGTTTGAAAGAACATGTTTAACGCTTCTTGTGGGTTATAATTTGTTCCGTTACCTAGATCAACCTCAGCCAAGCCATCAGCATCTAAATAAACACCATCTGGAACCATACGAGATAAAACTTGTTGTAGTTTTAAGTGTGTTAATTGAATCATGTCTGCAAAACCTGTTATACGTTTTACTAATGAATCAATTTTCCCATTGTAAATTCTAGGAGCAACAATATTATAATTCATTTTAACTTTAGTGAAATCGCTTTTGGGGCGCATCATATTTTTTGCCATTTCCCATTTAAGCAACTTGTCTGTACCTAAAATCACAGCGCCCTCATAAAGACACTCTATAGACCTAATTATTCTACCGTAACCACCTTCCATATCATTTGGTGGGTTATAGTGGTCGTCTCTTGGTATTATTTTGTCTGATCCAGTAGCTGTTTCTTTTACTTTATAAACCTCGTTCATATAGGTTTTGTAGTTAAAATATAAAATCTGGATAGTATTATTATCTTCTTTATCAATAGAAAATCTAGTGCTATTATTGTTTCTATTAAAAGATTTATTTTTCATTATATCCTCGAGATCACTCTCTGTTAAATGAGGAAATTGTTTTGCTAATTCGTTTACTGGTATAGACTTAACCTCTCCAACATAGTATATATCCTCAAAATAAGGAGAATCAGTATAAGAGTATACTAAGTTAGCTGGGTCAACATAATCTATAACAACTCCCTCCGAGGTGTTAAAATTTGTCTTAACAGCGCCAATACCTAAAACAGTAAGGTCATGGTAAAATCTTTTTTTAATAAGCTCGTAATTACTACCGTTTAAAAGTGTATTTAAAGCTTGTTCTTCTGCTATTTCTATAGATTGCTTATAACTTAGTTGCATGTGAACGTTAAGCTCGTCTTTACTCTCTGGTAAATCTTTTTGCTCCATTTCGCTACTTCTAGAATCTATACCATAAACAGCTGACTGGTTATCAAAAGCCTTACCATCCATATCTCTAAGCACATTATCCATGTACTCGGTTCTTTTTGCTACTCCAAATGGATCTTGTGAAAAAGCTTTTATATCATAAGTTCTCTCAGCTATACCGTTTACAACTATATCAACAAACTTAGATATAATTGGAACTGGTTTCCAGTCTAAATTTAAATAGGACAAATCACCGTTTATAGATAACTCATCCTTATATTTTTGGGTAGACTGTTCGCCTCGAGCGTATAATCTTAAATTATGAAAATCATTATGATTAGTTCTATACCTAGTGTTGCCCCTATCATTATTAAACCACTCTTGCTCTATTGCTTTACCTACTTTCAAACCATAATCATAGCTTAGCTTTTCAGCATCGCTTACAGTTTGACTCGGAAAATAACTTTTAATGCCAGACTCTGCCATATTTATTATTTGATTATTTGTGAATTAGTCCCAGTATTACTATACTTGGAAATGTTTATGTTTAGTGGTTGTTTTTCAACCTTAGCGTTTGGCGCGTATAAATGTCTGTTGTTAGCCATAATAGCTAAACCAGAGCTTATTGACGCATCATGCTTTGTTCTTTTGTTTATGTCAAACTTTGCCCAATCATTTAACAACTCGTTGAAATACAAATCACCAAAAGTTCCATCTTGTTTAATTCCAACGTGATCTTGTATATACATCTCAATTGCCGCCGCGTGAGCTTGTTTAATATCTTCTGAGGAATTAGGTATTCCACCAACCTCTTTTTCTGCAACGGACAACTTGTTCCAAATTTTGTCCGGCCTATTCATACTAAATCCTCTATATCCCCTACGTCTCAGATAGTACAAGAGACGAGGTTTATTGTTCTCTGCGAGTATAGGCATCCCGTAAAATACTAAAGCCATTAGAACATCCTCAAAGAACATCTCGGCGGTTGGTGGTCTTGACAAGTATTCTAAAAAGAAACTGTTTGCTGGAGCGTCTTCCATGCTGAATCTAGTTAAGCCGTGTAA